CAGATAAGAAAGTGGGTCAAGCGGTGAAAACTTCAATTTTACCTTCTCGTATATATGGAAAATTGTCTGAACCATTTATGCGCCCAGCAATTTTGAAGCCTACTAGAATCAATGGTGTTCTACATGATCCTTTGATGAAAGGGCTTAAAAAGTGTGGCGTTGAAACAGCAGTTTTGACAGAAGAAGAAGTCACTTCGGCTGTACAAGATGTTTCTCAAGTGGTTCTAACACAATATAATTCAATGTTGGATAAGAAACAATACCAACGGATTTTGACATACGAAGAAGCTGTTGCTGGAGTGGAAACCGATAATATGATGAATGGTGTTGCTCGCAAGACTTCTCCAGGTTTCCCATATAATTTACAAGCTAAGGGTTTTCCTGGAAAGACAAAGTGGATGGGAAAAGAAGAAAAATATGATTTTGATAGCATGGCAGCAAAACAATTACGAGCAGATGTAGAAGAATTAATTGAAGATTGCCGAAATGGAAAAGTTTCGAACGTTTTGTTTATCGATACACTGAAAGATGAGCGACGCGATAATGCTAAAGTTGATGCTGGAAAAACGAGAGTATTTTCTGCAGGCCCACAACATTTTGTTGTTGCCTTCAGAAAATATTTCTTGCCTTTCGCTGCTTGGCTTATGCATAATCGTATTGACAATGAGGTTGCCGTTGGAACAAATCCGTATTCAGTAGATTGGGAACGAATAGCGAAGAGATTAAAATCAAAGGGTAAACATGTTATTGCAGGTGATTTTGGAAACTTTGATGGTTCACTTGTTGCTCAAATTTTATGGGCAATTTTCTGGGAAATTTTTGTACCTTGGCTCCAACAATTTAACGATTTGTCGACTTCCGAAGGTGTAGATGTTTTGAAAATTTGTTTGGGTCTTTGGACTCATCTTGTACATTCAGTTCACATATTTGGAGATAATGTTTACATGTGGACACACTCACAACCATCTGGAAATCCTTTCACTGTAATAATTAATTGTTTATATAATTCTAGCATTATGCGTGTTGCCTGGATCAGAATCATGAAGAAAAATAATCCCCAATGGATGTCGATGAAATGGTTTAGAAAATTTGTTGCAATGATTGCATATGGAGATGATAATGAATTGAATATTTCAGAAGAGGTTATTGACATTTTCAATCAAGAAACTATAAGCGAAATCATGAAGGAAATGAAGCATGAGTACACAGATGAAGCAAAATCAGGAAATATTGTGAAATCACGTTTGTTGGAAGATACTTTCTTTCTCAAGCGTGGTTTTCGGTTTAGTCCAGAATTACAGCGCACTGTAGCTCCACTGAAAATAGAAGTGATTTACGAGATGTTGAATTGGACGCGAAACACAATTGATCCAGATGTTATCCTCATGTCAAATATAGAAACAGCTTTTCGCGAGATAGTTTACCACGGACGCGATGAATATAATAAATTACGAAATGGCATTATGAAATTAATTGACGACTTACCGGCTATACCACAAATTCTTACATACGAACAATATTTGCACGATATTGAATATCTGGCAGATGAAATTTACGATTTTTAAGGTTAAAATGTGATCTTGCTTTCTTATATAAATTTTAGAGGTTAAGCTAAGAAGAAAGTAGTGCTATTTTAATAACTAGGTTAATTATTTAATTTTACCGCCCAGGATGCCTAGTGGCAGCCCCACAATATCCAGGGTACCCTCTATGCGATAATATAGGTTAGGTAGTCATATTATCAAAGAAATTTACCTGCTACATTTCAAAATAATAACACACAAATTGAAAACGAAGATAGAGCAATTACAACAGAACAAAGAGAAATTGTGCACTTTTCTAGTGAAGGAGTTACCCCCGCGACTACTGCTGTCCCTGATATCGTCAACCTTTCAACTGATTATCTGTCAATGACGGCTCGCGAAGAACGAATCCACACTATTAAAGACTTTCTCTCCCGACCAATAATTATTTCTACCGGTTTATGGTCTTCCACTGATGACACGGAGACCCAACTTTACACAGCAAATTTTCCAGAAGTTTTAATTGCAAATTCCATGTATCAAGAAAAGTTGCGTGGTTTTGTTGGTTTGCGTGCTACTTTAGTAATAAAGGTGCAAGTAAACTCTCAGCCATTCCAACAAGGACGATTGATGCTCCAATATTTCCCTTATGCTCAGTATATGCCTAATCGTGTTGCCTTGGTCAATGCCACCCTCCAAGGAAGATCAGGTTGTCCGCGTACAGATCTCGATCTGAGCGTTGGTACAGAAATTGAAATGCGCATACCATACGTATCACCACATGTCTATTATAATTTGATAACAGGCCAAGGTTCTTTTGGTGCTATATATCTCGTTGTATATAGTCAGTTAAGAGATCAGGTGACAGGCACTGGCTCAGTTGAGTATACTGTATGGGCACACCTTGAGGATGTGGATGTACAGTATCCAACTGGTGCAAATGTGTTTACTGGTAGCGCTCCCAATTTTGCTAGTATCGGACAACAAATGAGTGAAGGCAAATTTACTGAACGTGATATGAGAAATCTTTGGAGTTCAAAAGCATATGCAAAACAACCAGATAAAATTTTCGCCCAAGTAGCGTCAGAGATCAAAGAGATGAAGGAACATGGTACAATAAGTAGTGGTATAGGACAAGTTTCCGAAGGCCTTAACACCATGTCCAAAATTCCCATTCTCGGAAATATGTTTACTCGACCTGCTTGGATTTCAGCACAGGCCTCAAATATTTTTAAAATGTTAGGATTTTCTAAACCCACCACTCAGAGTCTACCATGTGAAACTAAACTGCGAGGTCAAAATCGAATGGCTAATTTTGATGGTGCAGATACTTCACATAAATTGGCACTATCCGCTCAGAATGAATTGGAGACCAAATCTGGTCTTGCCGGAACTTCAGCAGATGAAATGGACCTCTCTCATGTTTTGTCAATTCCAAATTTTTGGGATAGGTTTACATGGTCTACCACGGATACCACCAGTACCACCTTGTGGGATAATTATGTGACACCATTTAAAGTAAAGCCATATTCAAGTACAGTTACAGATAGATTTAGGTGTACTCATATGGG